TTCACATTGATTTTTTAATGTATAACCAGTTTTCATCCAAGCTGGAGTTACGCGGTCATAGGGATTAAGACATCTTACACAAAGAGATCGGTAATGTATTTTACCGTTTTTGTGATAATTTATTGCTGCTGGTCGAAGGCACTTGCTACAAGACGGTCTCTTTAATTCCATAATTGTTTTCCTTCCATGTTGCGGCTGCTTTCAACCACCGTTCTTTGTGTTTGCCCATTACGTATCGATGACACTCCATGTTCATTCGTTTCTCTTCTGCTATTAAATGTGCTAATAATGCTTCTTGGCTTTGTTCTCCGCCCGGAGACCCAGCTCCACCAATAGCCAGATTATAATTACTATCTTCAATGATAAATTCTTCAGTAACCATTAAGCTCTCAAGTAACAAAATATATTCGCGATCGTCCGCAATACATAGTATTTCTCTTTTAAAATTATCAATCCCATACTTTTTAATTGCTCGTTGTATTAGTTTCCCGCTACCTAAGTAATCATCTAATACAGGCCATTTCTGTTCTTGATGAACACCTATGTAAGTTTTATTATTGACTAAATTCATTGTTCTATATAAAGAATGGATCATAACAGTATTTATCGCCGCAAAGGTTTTTCCAAAGGTTAGGATTTGAGACAAAAATAAGCAATATCATATAAATACCAGTAACAGATATTTACATTAACATTGAGGAATTAAATAATGGCCCTATTATCACCAGGCGTAGAAGTTACGGTAATTGACGAGAGTTTTTTCGCACCAGTTGTATCAACATCAATCCCGTATATACTTTTAGCAACAGCACAAGATAAGACAAATAGTACAGGATTAGTGGCTCTTGGAACCACATTAGAAAACGCTAACTTGGTAACACCGATTACGTCACGACGTGAATTAGTTACACTATTTGGCAACCCAACATTTACGCCCGCAGCAAGCGGTGGCGTAGTACAAGCGCACGAATTAAGCGAGTATGGACTTCAAGTAGCTTACAGTGTACTAGGAGTTACAAACCGCATTTTCGTTCAAAGAGCGGACATAGATTTAAGTGAGTTAACTGGAACATCAGTTCGACCAACTAACACTCCAGCAAACGGAACATTATGGCTCGACCTAGCAGACACCGATTGGGGTCTGTTCGAGTGGAGTGCTTCCGATCAAACTTTTAACAAAATTACACCTATTATCATTGACGACGCAGCAGACGAAACCGGTGGCGTTCCAAACGCAGATATCGGCACAATTGATAGCTACGCTGTTGTAACAACTCATACTCATGCTCCAGTTTATCACAAAGATATATCAGGGGCTTGGAACTTAGTTGGTTCCGACGACGCTTGGTTAAATGCTCACTTTACTGTACAAGGTACAGTAGCAAATCCAACACCAGATGCTGGTGCTGCTCTTACAATTAACGGCCAGACAACAACACCGGGCGCTACCGATTTATCCCAATTAGTTATAGATATTAACGGATTGACGGAACCAGGAATCACAGCAACTAATCAAGATAACAAATTAACATTATTTGCAGACCAAGCTGCGGATTCAGGCGGTGGAGCAGATGGTAATATTGAGATTACTGGTACTGGCAGCATACTTGCCGACATTGGTATTGACATTACTGTCGCACCGAGCCTCGGCCTGTTCAAGGGTCCAGATGTTCAACTATCAGCGCACACAACTGTTCCAGAATGGAAGACAGCAGATCCAATCGGCGATGGTCGACGTCCTTCGGGAAGCGTATGGGTTAAGACTACATCACCAAACAACGGTGCTGATTTTGAATTCAACCTTTTCGATGATGTATTAAACGTGTTCAATCGTGTAGACTCACCATTATACTCTAACAACGCAGTAGCTAACAACGCATTAGATGCGGTTGGCGGTGGACTTAGCATTGGACAAGGTTCATTGTATGTTCGTTATGACACACTAGAAGATGGCACAGTAACATATGCTGTTTATGAAAGATTATTAAGTGGTGCTACAAATATAGCAGGCAACGCAGCTACACTTCCAGTATTATTTGAAAACGCCGACTCATTTAATGTTCAAATGTCAGAAGCTGGTTCAGACACATTCACAGCAGTAGTTGAAATTACAATACTCGGCACCGACGTCGCGGCAGTTGTGACCGCGATATTAAATGCAGGTGTTGATGACTTGTCAGCATCTGTAAACGGTGCTGGTCAACTTGTAATTACACACTTAGCAGGCGGAACAATTATATTACAAGAAGACCCAATTGTTGGTACCTCAACAACTGGTACTCCATTAACCGACGCAGGTTTTAGTTCAGCATTAGCATTCGTGGAAGACGGCAATAACGCTCCACTAGTTGTTGATGACGAATTCATTCTAAGCAATTGGGTACAACCAACATATACTGCTTCACTTACTCAACCAAGTGTTGATCCAGTAGACGGTACAAAATGGTACTTCTCAGCAGTTGATGAAGTGGATCTTATGATACACGACGGTTCTATTTGGAGAGGTTACTTAAACGTTTCAAACGATGCTCGCAACATGGATCTATCAATAACTGACCCATTTGGTCCAACTATATCAGCTTCAGAGCCAACTTTACAACAAGACGGAGCCACAGCTCTTGCTTTTGGTGACATTTGGATTGATACCAGCGTAATTAATGATTATCCAATCATTAACCGATGGACAAATTTAGGTTCAGGCGTAACAGCATTTGTAGTAATTGATAACGCAGACGCAACAAGCGAAAACGGTATTGTATTCTTAGACGCACGTTGGGACGATGACGGCGAAACAGACACTATTACTGATGACATTCCAGTAATTGCGGATGGTATTAACGCGGTAGCAGGTCCTAATTTAATCATAAGTGATTATGTAGACCTTGACGCTCCTGATCCAGCACTATATCCACGTGGTACACTCTTGTGGAATACACGTAGAAGTGGTTTTAACGTTAAGCAATACGCAGTAGATTACTTTAACGCAGCAACATTCTCAGATCCATTACCGACTGAAGTAAATACTTGGAGAACAGTTTCTGGTCTTAAGATAGACGGAAGTCCTTACATGGGTTCCAACGCAGTACGTAACATGGTTGTACAAGCTATGAAAGGCGGCATTGATGCTAGCCTTACTGTCCGTGAAGAAAATACTACAGTTAACTTATTAACAGCTCCTTTCTATCCAGAATTGATATCTAACTTAGTTAAAGTTAACACTGACAGAAAAGAAACTGCCTTTGTAATTGGTGACTCACCAATGACATTAGCAGCTACTTCATTAGCATTAGCTAACTGGGCATCTAATGCAGCATTAGCACCAGACAATGGTAACGAAGGTTTAATTTCAACTAGTGAATACTTAGCTGTTTATTACCCATCAGGTCTGTCAAACGACTTGGAAGGTAATGCAGTAGTTGTACCATCAAGCCATATGTCACTTCGTACTATGATTAGAAGCGACAACGTTTCATATCCATGGATTGCTCCAGCGGGTATTAGACGTGGTAAAGTTGACAACGCTACTTCAATTGGTTTTGTTGATATAGTAACAGGTGAATTCCAATCAATCGCACTAGGCGAAGGATTACGTGACGTTCTTTACACAAATAACGTTAACCCGATTTCAATTTTACCTGGATCTGGTATCACAGTATATGGTCAGAAGACACGCCAAGGCATAGCATCATCATTGGATCGTATCAATGTTGCTCGCTTAACAGCTAACCTACGTTTCGTATTATCGTTACTGTCACGTCCGTTCATCTTTGAACCTAATGACAAGTTAACACGCGACGAATTTAAGAACGAGATTGAAAAGTTCTTAAACGAGTTAGTAGCAAAACGTGGTATCTTTGATTACTTGGTAGTATGTGATGAAACAAACAACACACCAGCAAGAATCGATCGTAACGAACTATGGGCTGACGTGGCAATTGAGCCAGTTAAGGCAGCTGAATTTATATTCGTTCCACTACGTTTGAAAAATACAGGCGAAATCTAAAAACTTCATCTTGTTTAATTAAGCCCATAAGTAATATGGGCTTTTTTAATGACCAGAATTTGTCATAAATACTTGTATGATAGAACTAAACGAATTAATTATAACCATTTCCATCGCACTTACAATACCATTCTTATGCTATTGTCTTGAAATTATGTATGTGTGGTGGCCATCTGTTAAGGAAACTTTAAAAACTTCCAATGGCATTTCCGATGCTGCCGGACGCTTGTCTCGCGGTATTTGGATTGGCTTTGCGGCTAATTTCATGGACAATCTTTACTGGATGATTACTTGGTTCTTAGTTTTAATTCAACATCCAATGGGCATAGTATTGATGCTTGGCGGTGCTCTAGCAAACATATTTTTCCGGCAAATAGGTGGGATTATGGCTGCTCGCGAGCACGTAATAGCAGCGGCAAAGATTCATGAAAAGGCAACATTAATTATGCTTCATAAATACTATTGGCTTGCTGGCCTTGCTACATTTGTAGGAGTAATAGTAGCTCGATACCTCTTTTAACTACCCTGTTTTCTTTTCTTCATTGATAAATAATACTATTACTAAAAGGAATTTAAAACGTGGAATTTTTTGTGACTATCGCAGAACACGCAGAACAGCTTGGCGTGGTTGGAATACTTATAATTATAATCGGGGCGATGACCTGGTTTGTCAGACATCTCTATCAGTCCGACAAAAAATGTAATGACGCCAGATTAGTAGATGCCGAAGAACGCGGCGAAATCAAAAAAGAACTCGGCGTTCTAAGCGGCAAGATAGAAGCAATGTACTTTCTACACCAACAAAACTTAGCCGGCCTTGTCCAAAACAATCCTCCTTCCAACCCATAATATACGTATATAACTAAACCACTCCTTTCTCTCATTCAACATCATTTCTGATAAATATTGTCATACATAATTAGAGGATAATAATATGTCAGTATCATCATTAACAAGATTTACAGTACCATTGGCAGGTGACCAAAGCGCATCTAACCAAGGTCTATTAATGCCTAAGTTGGGCTACCGTTTTCGTGTAGTCTTTGAAAACTTTGGCGTAACAACACCACGTTCAGAACTTACAAAGCAAGTTGCGAAATTTGGTCGTCCAACAATAA